AAAGCAGTTTGGATTTTTGATAATGTAGGAGTAAAATAATGACAGGTGAAGAACAATTTATAACAGCTATTATATCTCAAGCAATTGAAGATACAACTTATTCAGGCAAAAGCCTAAAGAAAATTAAATTCAAGATGGACGCAATCGACTGGATTGTTGGTCTACATCCTGAGTTTGTAAACTACTGTAAGATGTTGGCAATGGATACTGATACAATACGAAACAAGATTATTGCAAATGTCGATATGTCTTACACACAAAAACAAAAATACTTAATCAAATCAGAGGAGAAATTCTTTGCCTAAAAAACTGACATACAACCAACAAAGGCGTGCTGCAGAAAAAAATCCAAACGGAATAGACTTTAAGTTTAGTGAAGATAGAATACTTGCCGACTTACAAGAATATGTCGAAGCAACTTATGATTCTCACTATGCTCAAACAAAGAGTTATCAAGCTACAGAAATCATTATTGACCAAGGCCATGGTACTGGTTTCTGTATGGGTAATATTATGAAATATGCTCAACGCTATGGTAAGAAAGAAGGCCATAATAAGGCTGACTTGATGAAAGTTATCCATTATGCCATGATACAATTATCACAAGACCACTATAAGGATAAATAATAATATGACAGTTGAAGAACTATACAGAAAATTTGAAAAACTAACCGTAGATATGGTTGTCGAAGAAAAACACGACATCTTAGAATGTGCAGCCATGATGATGGCACAAGCAATGCGAATCTACAAAACGGCATTGTCGCCAGAAGATTACGAAAAAATGATTAAAACCATACTAGAAAGTAGCGACAACATTACCGAAATGGAATCACCTACACTTCAATAATGACCGAATTAGAAAAAAAACATTTTCTAAAATCAAAAATGACTTACGATATGTGGTTACGAAATTACAAAGGTAGGTCTGTAAAAGACATTGATGTCAATGAACACACAAAGTGGTCTAGAGAATTTCAATCGTGGCGAGTTGGTAACATTGAGAAAGTATAATGTCATTACTCATAACAGAAGAATGTATCAATTGTGATGTCTGCGTTCCAGAATGTCCTAATGAAGCTATCTACTTTGGCGGCGCCTACAAATATGGTCACCCAAAGTATAGTGATGTCTATGTTATTGATGGAGATTTATGTACCGAGTGTGTTGGTCATTTTGATACACCTCAATGTGTTGAAGTTTGTCCAGTAGATGTTTGTTTGCCTGACCTCAATAGAGTAGAAACAGAAGAACAACTTCTTGCAAAAATTAAAAAATAATAAATATATACGCTTAACTCAAAATCTAGGGACCGGTAAAATATTAACAGATACCCTAGTAGTCCTCGGTAAGACTCTAAATTAGTTGGGTATACTATTTCCTGACTATGAGTTGATTGACAATGAAGGTGCACCCTTAAACTTTGTTCATCAACTTCTGCCACCCTATTTCTTTTTGTTATCCTTTTGTTGTTGGATAACCATATCAAGTTTAGCATTCAAACGAATCAAATCGTTGTCTAACATTCTAATCCTATCTATCAAAGCAATGAGAGTCATATGACTTTCGTGTACAACTGGGTCTACTTCTTCAGTAACCCATTTCCATATGTAATAGATAAAGTAGCCTAAACCGCCTGCAGCGATAATAGGAAATCCATATTGGTTGATTGCGTTTGCTATTTCTTCCATAATTTTTTATTTATTCATCCCTACTGCACTACCTGTAAGTATTGCACCGAATGCCAAGTGAAATAATCCACCGCCCATAAGAGTGAATGGCATATGTTGGGAAGTAATCATGCTCATTAATTCTAACTGAACGAGAACTTCTTCAGTATTTTCAACAAGCAACAGCAATGAAGTTACATCTGGTCTGGTAAGCCCATACCAAATAGGTACGAACATAAAGTCGTAAAAGCAAATTAAAAGATACAAAGACAAGGCAGCCCACCGCCAGGTCATTGTACTTTTTCTAAATCACTTAGCGACACAGTTGAGTGCTTCCTTACACATAGTTGCCTCAACGCCCCAAATCATTAGTGCGACAAAGCCAATTACGGATATTGCTATTATTATAAATTTAATATTCATATTATTCTCCTTAGTCTTTTCTTGCATCAGATTGGCCGTCTGCTCTTGCAATACGGTCCATGTCAGGTGCAATACCAAACGCTTGACACATCTTAACATCAATACGAACAATCTCGTTGTTCATAGTTTTTACTCTGTTGTCGAGGGCGATTGCAAACATGCGTTGTTGCTTGATGTCGTCTAATACGCCAGTTAAGATAAAGTTGAGTGTTAAGAAAACAAAGTAACCGCCGACTAAAGCCGCTACTATAGGAAATCCAACATCAGTTACAAGGGAAAGGTACTCATTCATATAACTATTTATACAATCTTTCTATCGATTAGTTTCTTCATGATTGCTATTCTCATAGGGTCATCATAGTCAAACCAATCGAATATCTCATTCATGTGCCTCTTACAACCAATACAGTAGTTATTATCATTATATTTACATACACTAATGCAAGGGGTTATTACTTTTTTTAATTCTTCTGTTGTATTCATTATGGGGTCTTTAAGGTGGCTTAGGAGCGGTTTCTGAAGGACGCACATAAGTACTTATAAGAACCAAGTTTTAAAGAGCGAACAAAAAAAAGACACCCGAAGGTGTCTTTCTCGATATAAAGTCTAATACTAGATTAGAAACTTACAACAGCCTTTAAAGATAAAGAACCATCAGCCGTACCTACTTTATCCCAAGCACCAGTAAAGATGCCTGAAGTTACAGATAGTCCGTATGTTTTAACTTTAGTCTTTGAGTTAGATACTTCAGCCTTCACAGCACCGATACCGGCAACTGATTTAGATACTGAACCACCCATTGTACCATCTTCAAACGCATCACGAGCAGCGTTTTGATTACGGTCAACAGAAATAGTCCAACCACCACTTGTAACGCCATTAGCGTCAGTAGTAGAAAGAATAGTTCTTGTAAGACTTGTTTCTAGTTGATGAGTTGTTCCAACTTTTGCATGTTCAACAGCAACACCAAACCCAGCAACTGTAGCCGAAGCAGCAGTTGAACGAGCAGTATTAGTAATGTTAGTAACATCTACTTTAACACCAGCAAGAGTCATGCCTGCATCAAAAGTAGTTGCACCACCTGAAACTTGTGTAACACCAACAGTTGCAGGTCCTACAGTAGTTGAAGCATTAAGTTTACTAAAATCAGCATCAGTACCAGACCAGTCGCCTAATTTAAACTTAACACCCGCCATTGAAGTTTCAACATACATATCGTCTACTGCAAATGCCTCATCAAGAGTAACAGTTACAGCACCCGCTGCTGAAGAACCAACTAAGGTCGTTTCTAAGTCTTGAGCATACACACCAGCGTCATTTAAAGTGCCTGTGTATTTACCCGAAATGCCTACACCTGCAATTGAACTTGCAGATATAACCATAGCAGCCATTGCTGCGATTATTTGTTTCATTTTTTCTCCTTTAGGATTTAATTATTATCTTTGATATCCCACTTATACATCATATCACTAGTATTTATAAGAGTTTTGCATTGACACAACAGGTGTTGCATTTATGATACAGTTAAGATT